TTTATTTAAAGCACCGTGCACCAACCACAGTTCGTTTAGTTGTTAGACCGAAATGGAGCAAGTAATGAATAAAAAATATCAAGAACATATCACAACCATTGCTGGTACATACTTTCGTGCTTTCATTGCTGGCGCAGTTACAGCATATACGCTAGGTAAGACACAGCCAAAAGATTTTATTACTGCAGGTATAGTTGCAGTACTCCCAATAATTATGCGTTGGGCAAATCCAAAAGATTCATTTCCAAAAAAAGGATAACAGTTTAAACAAAAAAGCCCCTCGCTTTATGCGGGGGGCTTTTTTGCTTTTCTATTCGCGTGTTGAAAGCATTTTCTTTAATGCATTTAAACGGCGTAGCCGTTCTATTTGTTCTACACGCTTTCCATAAAAATAAAAAAATGCACTACATGCAATAGTTATAAGAATACTTACAAGCTCAATTAATATTATCAAAGTCAAGCCTATCTAAAGGAGTTGGAGCCGTAAGTTTTGCACCGCAAGAATGACATTTAACGGTAGTGGAATATAAAACAATTTCATAATCTTCAAATACGGCAAGTAGCTCAAAAGTTTTTTCGCCACATGGACAGGCATGAGTAGGCATACCAGTATAATCTGGTACACTTATGCTTTGCTTAGCTCGGCTTAAAAGCCTCGCCAATACACCCTTGCTGAACACGAACAGGAGTCTAATTCTGTTTTTTTATTTTGTCAAATCGTAAATTTATCGGCGTGTCGCATACAATAGAGCAGACATTGTGTAGTAATCTCCCCTATTGAAAGGAGAAACATGACACTAGAACAAGTAACAGGTAAGAACTATGTTAGCCACTCTGCCCTAAATACATGGCTCAGTTGTGGTTGGCAGTTTTACCTATCTCGTATACAACACGTTCCTGAACAGCCTTCATATTGGTTAGCAGGCGGTAAAGCAGTTCATGAAACTACAGAACTGTATGACCGTTTATACTTTAACTCTGACAAAGAGCCAAGCTTTTCCTCTACTTTTGCTTTCACAGAAGCATGGGAAAGAAACTACAAAGAATCTGATAATGGTATGGAGTGGCGTGCAGGTGGCAGAGCTACCAAAGCTAATCCTAACAAAGAAGATAAATCTTGGTGGTTGTCAGAGGGTCCACGTATGGTTGACCTATGGGTACAATTTAGAAACGACAGTGGTTTCAAAATGTTTAAACTTCCTGATGGAAGTGAAGCTATTGAAACAGAACTTAATCAAGATATTAAGGGCGTAAAGTTAAAAGCGTTCCTTGATAGGCTTATGGTTGCACCAACGGGTGAGTTAATCGTAGTTGATATTAAGACAAGTTCGCAAGAACCTGCAGCTCTTACTCAGCTTGGCATTTACTCTATTCTTGTTGAGAAAACTTTTGGTATTAGACCTTCACTTGGCTCATACTTTATGGCTCGCACAGGGGAGTTAACAACCCCTAAATCTTTAGACCGATACACAGAAGAACGTATTGGTTCATGGGCAAAAGGTTTTGAAATTGCCATAGAAAATAAAATCTTTATTCCACAAGTAAGTTTTATGTGTGGCACTTGTTCAGTAAATGCAGCGTGCTATGCAGTTGGCGGTAAAGATTCTCACCTCTACCCAGAAATAACTATAGGAGAAAATAAATGAGTACTACAGAAGCAGCAATTCAAATTAATTTTAAGACTAAGCGTGATGGAATGTTGATTAACCTACGCGCTAACGATGCCATTGAACTTGATGGTTTACTCAATGCAATCACTGAGCGTTTAGCTACATTGGTTGATTTGGAAACAACAGTTGAATCGTTTGCATCAAATGCACAGGTTGCACCACAATCTATTCCTTCGGTAATTACTGATGCGTTTCCTTCTACAAAGGTTGTTTCTGAAACACAATTTGTTTCTCATCCACCAGCGATGCAGAATAACCCTCAAGTACAGGGTTATACTCCACAAAAGCCTGCACCATTTTGCACCTGCGGTGCCGGTGCAATGCGTTTGGTACCAGCAGGTATTGCTAAAGCAACTGGTCGCCCATACAAGGGTTTCTATGCTTGCCCACAGCCACAAGGACAAGCCTGCCCTAACAAAATACCTGCATAACTCATGCACTTACTTAGCCGTGCTATTAAAACAGCATCTCAAGGGGGTGCAATACTTCCTACAGTATGGCAATCCCTTGCTGCTCAACAAATAGCGATTCGCTACGGTGAAGTAAGCATGATTGCTGGACCGCCAGGGGCAGGTAAGTCAACACTTGCCTTGTCCTTGGCAGTCAAAGCAAAGGTGCCTACTCTATACATTTCTGCGGATACACATTCCCACACAATGAGCTTACGTTTGCTTGCTTTACTAACAGGAAAGCATCAATCAGAGGTTGAGCCTATGATGGAACTTGACAGGCAATGGGCAGCACAAATGCTTAAACCTGCAGACCATATTATGTGGGAGTTTGATTCGTCACCTACGCTAAAAGATATTGAAGATGCAGTACTTGCATCACGCGAGCGCTTGGGTGAAGATGTACGTTTAATCGTATTGGACAATGCCGTTGATGTAACCATGGATTCGCAAGATGAATGGGGCGGTTTGCGTACACTTATGAAAGAACTTAAATGGTGGGCTAGGGAAACAGGTGCAGCAGTTGTTGTGTGTCACCACACTAGCGAAGCAGTACAAGGCAACCCATGCCCACCACAAAAATCATTGCACGGAAAAGTTGCACAGACACCTAGCCTTATTCTTACTGTTCATAATCAAGTAACAACGATGGGTGTATGTGCAGTTAAAAATCGGTATGGACCAGCAGATGCAACTGGTGGTAGCCCAGTGTGGTTATCCTACGAGCCAGCTTCCATGCAGATACAAGATGTAATTTTATACGAATCAACACCAATGTTCTAAGGATGAATATGACTAAGAGAAGTTCTGATTGGGAATTAAGAGTAGCTGAGAATAGTGGAGAAGTTTCAGTTGCATCAGTACCTGATGGAGTAATTAAAGTTCCAGTAGCTCCACTTAATATAGATGTTAAGGCTCAACTATTAATTGCTGCACCTAAAACACTTACATACACCGTTGGTTGGAGGGCACTTGTTTGGCAAAATAAAGAAACTAATCAGTTTCAAGACTTATCGGATGAAGAATACGCCGAATGGCTCACATCTGGAGATATTAAAGACATCCCAGATAACGAAAGCGTTGAACAAATTGAATCTTCCACAGGAAATGAAGGACAAGATTAGTTCTGAATTACCAATACTGATTGATGCAATTAATGATTTAAACGAAAAGGTGTATAACCCTAATCAAATATGGTTAGAGTCAATACAGTTTGCCGATTACGTTGGTCAACTAGCAGGGCACATGAATGAGTGTGGTGCAGAAGATTGCAATGCAGAACTTACATCACAACTATTGGGCATGAGCCACGCATTTAAACAAATGGGAGAGAACGCATTGAACGTTCTTGATGAAATGGATGGTAATGATTGTGGCGCGTAGCAAAGAAACTCTATCTATTGGTTGGTGCGACAACGGTATGACTGATGGCAAGTTTACAGAAGGTTTGCTTTATAGCACGCTGACTGGCCCATCTAAGGGTGTCTATGTACATAATGCTATCCGTGTTGCAGGCAACCAAATAGGTCGCCAACGTCAAGCCCTGCTTGATATGTGGTATGACAATATAAAAACTGATTGGTTGCTTTGGGTTGACTCTGACATTGTGCTAACTGCAGATGTTCTTGCTTTATTATGGAAAACAGTTGATAAAGATACTAAACCAATTCTTTGTGGTACTTACTTTATTTCTAAAGAATCGGAAAAAACTTTAATGCAACCTTTTCCTGCTCTTTTTAATGAGGCAGAAGGTGGGCGCAGTTTAAACAAAATTCAATTCTTGCACCCAGTTCCTAAGAATCAAGTAGTAAAGATAGATGTTGCTGGCTTAGGTTTGTGCATGATGCACCGAAGCGTAGTTAAAAAGTTACGCGATAAGTTTGGCAATCAATCTATGTTTGCTGAGGTTGAAGGCATCGGTGATGAGTTCATTGGTGAAGATGTTGTTTTCTTTAGAAAAGTTAAAGATGCTGGCATCCAACTCTATGCTCATACGGGCGCTCTTGTAAAGCACATGAAGCGCTTTGCCTTTGACGAAAATTATTATGGTATGTATTGGGAAACAGCAACACGTGTAGCAGCAGAAGAAGCTGCGGAAGCAGCAGAAGCGGAGGCTAAAGATGCCAACACAGCAAGCGAGCAACAAGCGTAGAGGTGCAGCGTTTGAAATTGAACTTGCCGATTGGTTTATCAATCAAGGTTTAAACGCACAACGCCTACCCCGTGCCGGTAGAAATGACATCGGTGATGTATTTTTACCAGCTAACAATGACATTTATGTTATCGAAGCCAAGGCACCACGGCGTGATGGCAAGATTGATTTATCAGGATGGCTACGTGAAGCTGACCTTGAAGCTGATAACTATAAGAAAGCTAAGAACCTAGCATCAACACCTACTCCATTGGTAATTATCAAGGCACCAAACAAGGGAATTGAGGATGCTTATGTAGTGCAAAGGCTGAGTGATGTTATCGCCAAACTCTAAACATGACATTGTGAAAGTACTGGAGCACTATGGATTTGATATACCCCATGACAAGCGTGGTTGGTTTACGTTGCGTTGTGCTTTTCATGGGGATAGAGTTAAGTCTGCACGTTTAAACATTAGTAATGGGGGCTTTCGTTGTTTCGGTTGCGAAATGGCAGGCGATGTGTATTCACTTATTATGAAAAAAGAAGGAGTCAATTTCAATGAGGCTAAGCAAATCGCAGAGGGAATTACTGGAGAAAGCAACGGAGAATTACGAAACAAATCTAACAGAAATACTTCCGTATCTGGAGAGCAGAGGTATCACGGAACAGACAGCACGTATGTTTCGCCTCGGCTACGTAAAGGAACCTGAGATTGGACATGAGCCTTACCTTGGCAAGTTGGCAATCCCATACCTTACGCCGTCAGGAGTCATTGACATACGTTTTCGTAGTTTAAACAGCGACGGTGGGCCTAAGTATATGTCTAGACCAGGAGCTACTACTCATATCTTTAATGTTGATGCACTAAATAATGATTCGGATTTCCTTGCAATATGTGAAGGTGAATTAGATACAGTAATTGCTACACAAGCTGGCTTCAATGCAGTTGGTTTGCCTGGAGCTAATAACTGGAAAGGCTTTTACGCACGTGTGCTTGCTGACTACACAAAGATAATCTTGCTATGTGATGGTGACAATGCAGGGCGTGAGATGGCAAAGAACTTGAGTAAAGAACTAGAGAATGTATTCCCAGTGTTCATGCCTGAGGGTCAAGATGTAAATGATATTTACCTTGCCGAAGGTGCGGATGGTTTACGCAAACGAGCTGGTGTTTAAACATGGTTAAACACTCAGCGTTCGATTTAGATTTTGGATACGGGCGCAAAGGCGAAAAGCTAGTTGAGGAATTATTAACCGAAGGTAAGACTGTTGAAGTTAAGCGAGACAGAAAATGGTGGGTAACTAATAACCTATACATTGAAGTTGAGTGTTGGTTTATGAAGTCGAAGTCTTGGGAACCGTCAGGAATTATGGTAACTGAGGCTTCATATTGGGCGTTTGTACTAGAAAAGGGTGTACTTATGGTACCCACTACGCACGTAATGTATGCCATTAAAGAGTTTGGTCGTGAGATTACTTGCGATATTCCTCCAAATAAAAGCAAGGGTTATTTAATTACTGTAGATGATTTACTTATGGCTATGAGAAAGTTAAAAAGTGAACCAGTTAATTGATGATAAAGAACCTATGTGGGAAACTGTTTATACAGTGGCTCGCTTAGCTGCTGTACGTTGTGTACGTATCCATCGCAATCTTGTATCTGTGGATGATGTGTTCCAACACTTGAACCTATGGGCGCTGGAACACTGGCACAAAATAGAAGAATGGCAACACCAGGATTCATTAGTGTTTAAACTTAAACGTACATTCAATAATGAATCTCAGAAGTTTGTTGCTAAGGAGCGTGCTTACAGAACCAAGTCAGTTCCATCTGATGCTTTCTATTACACCCATGAAATCTTGCAGGAGTTACTTAAAGATGTATGGGTATACGAACAATGGGTACAAAGTTCATCACCAAATGATGCTGAATTTATTAGCAAATCAAGCAAGCCAAGTGAGGGCATGAATCGTGAGGCTATGTTATCTGATGTAAGTGTTGCACTTAATCGTTTAAACGAACAAGATAGATTGTTGTTGCATCGTAGGTTTGCAAATGGTGGAACAGATATTGATGCTTTGGCTATTGAGTATTCCATTAGTGATGAAGCTGTTCGCAAAAGAATTAGCCGTTCGCTAGGGAAATTGCAAGATAGATTAGGTGGCGAACAGCCACAATGGAATAACCGTAGATACAATAAACCAGATAAGGAAACAAATAACAATGATTAAACACCAACCAATGAAACCTTGGAACTGGTTAGGGTTGCCTCTGTATTACTTTGGATTATATTTAAACGATATTGGTTATTACATTCACCTGGCAGGCGATAAGATTATATGGTTTAAACGTAAATGAGTGGGCAAAATAATACCCAAATAGGTATAACAGTACCCATTGACATGACACACGATGAATTGTTGGCAAAGTTACTTGTAACAGATAAAACCAATATGAATTTGGAAGTAATAAAATGGCAATTAGCGTTATATGCAGTAGTGGAGTTGCATAAGCCAGAGACACATGACCCTGAAACAGTTGGTTTATATTGCGACCATTGCAGTTATGCAATTACTGAACCGTACCCCTGCCCTACCATTCAAGCCATAGAGAAGGAGTTAAAATGATTATCGGATTAAGTGGATACGCACAATCAGGTAAAGATACAGTAGCTGAATTGTTGTGCGTTGATTATAAGTTTCACCGTCGCTCTTTTGCTGACCCAATTCGTGAGGCTATCTACCGTTTAAATCCTTACATAATTAACGATGGTTTAAACGATGGCAGTTGGCGTGTAGCTGATGATGTTGATGAGCATGGGTGGGAGATGGCTAAGCAACACCCCGAAGTGCGTAGATTGATGCAAGTATTTGGCACCGAGATTGGTCGCAAAATGTTTGGTGAAAACTTTTGGGTTGATATTGCTTTAGCTGGTTTAAACAGTAACCAACGTGTTGTTATAGCTGATGTTCGTTTTCCTAATGAAGCTGATGCAATTAAAAATTTAGGTGGTCAAGTCTGGCGCATAAATAGATTAGGTAATAGTGCAGTTAATAATCATTCATCTGAACACGCTATGGATAACTACTTGTTTAATCATGTTATTTATAACAACGAAACCATAGAAGAATTAAGTGTTGATGTATTTATGTTGGCTAATAAACTTAACTTAAATTAGTTATGAAAATAAGGAAGCCCCTCAAGGACTGGAACTTGAGGGGCTTTCGTATGGGCACCTACTCTACGCTTCCCCTTCATAAAGGAGATGCCCAATAGATAAATCATACCATACTATTCTCGCATTTTGTCATATCTCATGCCAGTTTGTGGGTCAATGGCTACCCAACCTCTCTTGGTGCGCTCTATTGCCCTGCGACTGGGTGTTAAACCGCCCCAAATACCGAAGCGTTCGTGGGCTAAGCCCCATTCTAGGCACATGAGCATGACTGGACACTCCACGCACATAGAGGCAAATACTTTTTCCTCTGATGGCGTAAAGATATTCTTATCAGGATAAAATAACTCAGTGTCTAAACCTTTACATAAGGCTTGGTTAGTTATTTTAAAATTCCATTTAAGTTTAAACGCTTTAAGGATTTTCTTACCGTGTAATGGCACGTCCTTTTCAAATTCAATCTTATGCCATTCGGGTCTAGTGTATTTCTGTTCTGACATAACCTTCTCCAATCATATAGTTAAGTAAACATTCAAGTAACGCTTCAACCTTTACAGGTCTTAACGTTGGTGGTTGCATATCCTCTGTTGAGAATGTCATGTGTGAATTTATAAGATGAATAGTTAATTCTTCAATCAAATAGGGATTCATTAGTACCATCCTTTGGCTAGGTGGTGGGCGTATGCTCTACATATTCCCCCAATTTTTCCGTAATGTCTATCAATATATTTCAAGCCAGCATTTACCTGTTTAAACCCATTCTTGGTGGGTTTAATCTTTAAAATTTTCCACGTGCTAGGTAACAGTTGCGCTATGCCTGAGGCGTTTGACAATTTGTTCGTAGCGTTAGGTTGCCAACGAGATTCACGCATCCACAATTCATAGAGACATGAGTACTGCTCCAGCTCATTATCTTTAATCAATTCTCCAATGGCATAGTGTTGGTATTCGTTGTTATAGTAGGCAATCACTTCAAATTTTGGTGGCTGTATCACTGGCGCAGGTTGGTGTGTTATTACCAATGCAGCACCTAATGCTGCTGACGTTGCGAACCATGTACACGCACTCAAATTTATTCGGCTGCCATACGTAGTATTTTTTTTCATAGTAAACCAGTCCTTAAGTTAAGTTAATAACGGTTGGCGTTACTGTTTTAGTGTGCCATAGTTAATAAATAATGTCAAGAAAATTTTACAAAAAAAAAAAAATGTAGCAATCTGTACTAGGCGTTGGTTTAAAAAATTTATAGCAATCTGTACTAGGCGTTGGTTCAATACCAAATTCAAAAATTGAACTTTTAAAATTGTTGCTGCAAAATTTTTGTTTAAACAGTTATGACATCCGGCCTGGCGCGTTACTGTTTAAACAGTTGCAACCTTAAGCCCATCTGGTTGAAATTAAAATAGCCTCAAGCGCTAAGGCTTGAGGCTATTAGTTAAGCGTTTAGAATAGGTGAGTGTCATAATAGCCAGAGTGTTCTGTCTTGCTATCCCACTCACCATTATCCCACTGCTGCCACATGTCGCCCGTCTCAGTGTATAGAGGCGAGTACTTGCGCCAGTTATATTTAATCGCTGGTGTTCTATGAGGCGTGAATTTTAGGTAATCTAGAATCTTTCCGTTACGTACCTTAAAATACTCTCCCTCATCTGCCGAATGTTCCCAGTCTAGGGAAGTATCAAGCATGACGGCAGCGTTTAAAATAGTTTCACGGGTTGAGCCATAGACTAGCGAGCCTGTTCGTGTCTGCCCTATCCATAACGGGGAAGAATTGACACGCGCTAGGTGTAGCGTGTTACTCCTGCCCTGTTCTATCCACGCGAGCGCTGCCGTGCCCTGTAAGCGTGGCAGCAGCTCGACAATAGGTGCATCACCGAACGCGATTAGGGCAGCGATAGCCTCGCTGTCTACTTGCGCGTGACGTTTAACCTTAAGCTCCTTGAATAGTTCCCTGTCATTATTCACGTGTCCATTATGCGTTAGCACAATTTTACCGCGTGGGATAGGGTGGTTATTCTGGTTCACTTGAGGCGTGCCCTTAGTGGCGAAACGAGTGTGCAAGATAGCTGTGGTTGCATCTAAGCACGCACGCCGACCCGTTTTAGTTTTAATGAATTTAGAGGCAGACATAGCAGCCTTACTGATAACTCTGTTACCTGTTGCCGCGTTAATCCATGCCGCGCCCGTGGCGTGCTGTCCTCGATGTTCAATATCGAGCAGCATCTGAGCTGTTAAGCCTGTCTGGTTGCTGTTATGTTCTTTACTGTTTAGGCAGTATCCTGCAATTCCACACATAATATAAGTCTCCTGTCTATTTAGTTAAGCGCTAATTTTAGCACGCTTGAGCGTGAAAGTGAAACAGCCTAAGCACTTAAGCGCTTAGGCTGTAACTGTTTAAACGTGTTACCGATAGCACTCTGTCATAGTTCCCCAACAGTAGCCAGCATCCGTGAACCATAGATGAACAGCAACCTGGAACAGACACCATAGCGCGAGCGCTGCAACCATCCCCAACGCGAACCATCCCCTATTAGTGAGTTTCATTTAGTTATTCTCCAGTCATTTAAACAGGTTAGGGAGTTTCCCTAACCTAGTGCGTGCCGTGGGAATCGCACCCACGCTAACCCACTAGGGGCACGCTGCCACTTAGCCGTTTAGCTCAGTAGCTCGCTGCTTGAGATATTCTGCCGTAGGCGTGTCTAGCGTGTTCGCTGCCGTCAGTGTTTCGAGTATCTCGAAACAGTCTAGTAACTTGCTGCCAGTACCTGCCGATAGCGTGCCTCCATTAAGTGAGAAACTCGCTAGAGACTCGCAGAATTTCGCCCATGCCTCAATTTTCTTGCCGTTGAGGGTGCCGTGATGGAGTCGAAATTCTATAGTGCCGTGCCTATCGTAGCTGTTCAAGTTTAAGGACATGAACCGCCCAGTTGAGACAGCGTTGTTGTTGATGTGATTATTTCTAATCGTTTCTCCCCAGTAATCTATGTCTCGCTCACTTAGTGAGTGGAGACAGTAGCGATTACTTAGGCGAGACTTAGCAACCAGCGCACCTATTCCATTAGCTGCCGTGTACCAGTTATGCACCAGTGCAGCGATAGCGTTTACGCCATAGTAATCGGCTCCTAAGTGGACATGATAGCCAGTCTGTTTATTTACAGTTGCACCAGCACGGGCGAGCGCACGGGCTGCCGTGAGTGTTTCGTTTAGTGTTCCATCGTTGAGGATGGGAGACACTGCCTCTGCATCCACTCCATTAGTACCATCTGGCTTACACTCCCACGCTAAGCCTGCCCTATCAAGGGCAGCTTGAGCCGTGCCAATACCTATGCTCGATGTTTCAAGCTCGATGCCGTAAGTTTTCATTAGTTCTCCAGTCTAAGTGTTGCGTGACATACAGGGCAGCATGGGCAGCCATACGAATTAGCTGTCCTGCTTGATATTCTGACAATATAGGCAGCGTGAGCGTTTCCGTTCATGCTGTCTCCGTAGCATACAGCCTTAAGGAGTCGCGTACTCTGCTTAGTGGCACTATCTAGTACCTCTAACCTAGCGTGCGGATACTCCCCGACACTATCTAGGGCAGCTAGTGCCCATGATGGCAGCCTGTCCAGTGGCTTAGCCACTGCTGGCGCGTTATCTCGCCAGTCTCCCACGTGAGCGAGCTTCAACAGTGGCAGCAGCAGTGCTGCCACTGTCTCTCCTCCCTCGATGGTAGGGGAAATGAATATCTCTGCCGTGAAGTCCTCAGAGGCTGTTGGAGGGATAACGGCAGCAGGGATGACCTTGCGACCGCTATACGGAGGGAATCCGCATGATAGGCGAATAGTTGCCTCCTCTGCTCCTCCATGTCCTCCTATGCTGCTCAGAATTTCATCCTTAACAGTGCTAGCGAATTTCGCCAGCCATGTTTCTCTGTTCATGTTTACCAGTCCTTCTAATCGTTTAAACAGCTTGAAAGTCTCAAGCTGCAAGAGGCATCTAACCAGTTACGCATGAACAGAAGGTGAATACCAAATAAACAGTTGGTGAACAGTTGGTGAATAATTAAACAGCAGCGTTTAAACAGTTGCGTTTAAACAGTTGGGATGGCGTGGCGTGGGGTTGCGTTGCTTGCCGTTTAAACAGAGTAGCAGCCTCAACAGCAGCCAGCAGCAGCAGCAGCAGGCTTAGCACGCTTAACACGCTCATCCCATGCCGCGTTTAAACAGCTTATGCAAGTTTGGGAGCAAACGCGAGTGAAGCGACCCAGGGTTTTTAAATGTGCGTGTGTGTATGTGTGTGTGTCTCTACCTACATAACTTTGATAGGTATGGGGTCAATATGCACTCTGACCTGCACTTATAC